GCGTCATCGTTCGTTCACGTACCAGGAATTTTCGCAACGCTACGCCGATAGTTCAATGCTTGCGGATCAGATTCCTATGTTTGATCTTCGCCGTCAAGATACAAAGAATCGTCAGAACTCTATTGACGATATTGATCCCTTTGTAAAACAAGAATTTGAAATCAAGATTCGTCGCCACTTTGATGAAGCAATGACACTGTATCAATCTATGCTTGATATGGGAATCGCAAAGGAGTGTTCGCGTTTTGTGCTTCCCCTCGCCACGCCCACAAGAATCTATATGTCCGGGTCGTGCAGGTCATGGATCCATTATATCAATCTGAGAACTGCTAACGGCACTCAAAAAGAACACATGGATCTTGCAGAGGGTTGTAAGAAAGTGTTTATAGAGCAATTCCCGACCTGTGCAGAAGCACTTGAGTGGGTCTAAATAAAAATATATCATTTATAACTATGGCAACATATCCTGTAAAGAACAAAGAAACTGGTGAAACGAAAGATGTTGTAATGAGTATTCATGACTGGGATCAGTGGAGAAAAGACAATCCCGAATGGGAAAGATACTATACACCCGAAAACGCACCATCTTTTGGTGAAGTTGGAGAGTGGAAGGATAAACTCCGCAAGAAAGCTCCTGGATGGAATGATGTGCTCGCCAAGGCACAAAAAGCACCTGGTTCAACTGTCAAAAAGATCTAAGTAACTTATGCCAACTAGAAAGAGAAAGAACGACTCCCCTATTGGAATTGGCATGACTGCCAAACAAATGAGAAGGAAAAAACCGATCAATACAGATTTACTAGTCGATATTGATCCGTTAACAGATAATCAAAAACGATTTTTTGATTCGTATGCAGAGGAGAAACATCTTATCGCTTATGGTTGTGCTGGAACGGGTAAAACATTCATTGCACTGTATAATGCCCTTCAAGACGTTTTAAACGATAATACTCCTTACGAGAGAATCTATCTGGTGCGCTCTCTTGTATCCACCAGAGAGATTGGATTCCTTCCTGGAACTTATGAAGATAAGTCTGATATCTATCAGATTCCATATAAGAACATGGTCAAATACATGTTCCAGATGCCTACTGATGCTGACTTTGAGATGCTGTATGCTAATCTGAAGGCACAGGAGACTATTAAGTTCTGGTCCACTTCATTCCTTCGTGGAACAACTCTTGATAATGCTATTGTTATCGTTGATGAATTCCAAAACTTGAATTTTCATGAACTTGATAGTATAATTACAAGGGTTGGTGAAAATACCCGTATTTGTTTCTGCGGTGATGCAACTCAATCTGATTTGCAGAAAACTAATGAAAGAAACGGAATTATCGATTTTATGAGAATTCTTAGAGCAATGCCATCGTTTGATATTATTGAGTTTGGTCTTGATGATATTGTTCGTTCTGGTCTGTGTAAAGAATATCTAGTTGCAAAAAAAGACGCAGGTTTTTAATGTTCAATCATGTTGATGTGAGTCTCCCTCAACTTGAGAGGGAGACAATTGATGGGGTAAGGTATTACTCAGTTCCTGATGAAGAAGAACTCCTCCGACTGGTCTCCATCACTTCGGTGACCAGTCATTTTAATAAGGAGATTTTTGTCAAGTGGCGTAAGAAAGTTGGTAATGAGGAGGCAGATCGTATCACTAAACGTGCTACAAGTCGTGGCACTGATATGCATACTCTTACCGAACACTTTCTAAAAAATGAGGAACTTCCTACGGTTCAACCCATCTCTGATTTTCTCTTCAAGATTTCAAAGCAAACTCTAAAAAACATAAATAATATTTACGCTTTAGAAGGTTCCCTATATAGTAAGGAACTTGGTATTGCTGGAACGGTTGACTGTATTGCCGAATATAACGGTGAGTTAGCAATAATCGATTTTAAAACATCTGCAAAACCTAAACCACGAGAGTGGATCGATCACTACTTCGTACAATGTATGGCATACGGTTGTATGTTGTATGAACTGACAGGTATTTCTGTCAAAAAACTTGTAATAATTATGGCTTGTGAAAATGGAGAATGCGTCGTCTATGAAGAAAGAGACAAATCAAAGTACATCAAACTTCTCAGCAAATACATTAGAAAATTTGTTGCAGATAAACTGGAGCTCTATGGAACCAAATAAGGAACTAGAAAAGGCAATCGAGAATAAGTTTTTAACACCTTCAAAATTTGCTCTTGAAATTGAGAAAATTGTTGCCGAGGAAAAACTTAATTATATCGATGCTATTGTTCACTATTGCGAAGTGAACGAACTTGAGGTAGAATCGGTAACGAAGCTTGTTTCAAAATCTTTGAAAGAACGCCTCAAGTGGGATGCTATCCGTCTCAACTTTATGAAGAAAACTTCAAGAGCAAAATTGCCTCTATGATTTCTCGCGATGAATTAATGCACCATCGTCTTCAGGCATGGTTGCGTGAAAATGAAAGCGATAATCTAGAGTATCTTGGAAAAAAACCCGATATTTGTGGTGTAATGCATCACTGGTATCGTGTTGGTCAACATAATGTGACCGTTGATTGTATTGAAGGAATTGATCTGGCAGATGCTGAAAGTGACACCATATGAGACCTACCAAACATATCTTTCTATGAAGAGTCATTTTACTAATCGTAAATATGACTTTTTTAAGTATGGAGGAAAATCTCGCGCTACTGTATCCTCATTCAATAAGAGGAAGGATAAGTATTGGTTTGAAAAAACCTCTAGAAAATATTCTGATAAAGAAGTAGTGGATTTTCTACTAGCAAATTTTGTTTCCACCGATAACCCACAGAACCTATGGATTGGAGAAATTATCAATTCTGGAGAAAGGACATACGCCGAGTGGATGAAACGACAGCAGAGTTTGAGTTACTTGTTCAAAGAACAAAGCAACGAATTACTCTCGGAGAGAAAATTGGCAGAACTCTTCAGTTGTTCCAAAGGTCATCCAGTAATCCTAAAAAGGTATCTTGGTGGAAAGATTAGTCTAGAGACTTTGGTTATCTTCAATAAGATCTTTGATTTCGTATCTATCATGGATAAGAAGTTGGATGATCCTGTGTGGGAAACCGTAAGTCTTAAAATTAAAAAGTATAATCCCTTCATAAATATTGATGTATTTCAATATAAAAAAGTATTGCGGTCAATAGTTCATGAGTAATTTTTTCGATTCCGAAATCATACAAGAAGAGTTGAAGGAGATTAATACACTCCAGGAAGAGATCTATGGGTCTCTCCTTGCCTTCAGTTCTATGGACCGCGATGCAAGGATAGATAAAGTTGATAAACTAGCAATGTTGCTAGAAAAGCAGAGAGTGATGTATACTAGGTTATCTCTTTCGGACGACCCCCAAGCGGTTGAGATGAAAGAGAACCTACGTAAGTCGGTTGCTATGATGGGGTTCCCCCCTGAAACCGATCTGAATCTACTGTTCGATAGTATGAACAAGACCATTGAATCGCTCAAGGATCACATTGACACCTGAGCAAAACTTCGTTATACTATCCAAGTAAATCCCCCAAATCCAAACAATCCGAGGAAATCTAAATGTCTTTTGCTGACCTTAAGAAGCAATCTAAACTGGGCTCCCTTACCCAAAAACTGGTTAAGGAAGTTGAAAAAATGAATAATACTGGCGGTTCAGGTGATGACCGTCTCTGGAAACTGGAATGTGATAAGAGCGGCAATGGTTATGCCGTTATCCGTTTCCTGCCTGCTCCCAACGGTGAGGATCTACCGTTTGTGAAACTCTACTCCCACGCCTTCCAAGGTCCTGGTGGTTGGTACATCGAGAACTCTCTGACCACTCTGGGGCAGAAAGATCCTGTGTCTGAATATAACTCGCTGCTGTGGAACAACGGCACCGATGCAGGTAAAGATGCTGCTCGTAAGCAGAAGCGTAAACTCACCTACATCAGCAACATCTATGTTGTGAAGGATCCTGCTAATCCTCAGAACGAGGGTAAAGTGATGCTCTACAAGTATGGCAAGAAGATCTTTGACAAACTGACTGCTGCTATGCAACCTGAGTTTGAGGACGAGGAAGCAATCGATCCGTTCGACTTCTGGCAAGGTGCCAACTTCAAACTGAAGGCAAAGAACGTTGCAGGTTATCGTAACTACGATTCTTCTGAGTTCGCTGCACAAAGCGCACTCTTGGACGACGATGACGCAATGGAAGGAATCTGGAAGAAGCAGTTCTCTCTCGAAGAGTTTGTTGCTCCTGATCAGTTCAAGTCTTATGATGAACTGAAGACTCGTCTTGACTATGTTCTTGGCAACAAGGGCACAACTCGTTTCCAAGATCAGGAAACTGTTGAGCAAGAGGAAGAGTTCCGTCAGCAGAATCGTGCTTCTACTCCTGCTCCTAGCAGCGGTGGATTCAACGATCCTGACATCACCCTGAGTAATACTTCATCCGATGATGAGGATGATGCACTGTCCTACTTCGCCAAACTGGCAGAGGACTGATACTCAAAAGGACCCGTAAGGGTCCTTTTTTTATGGCATTGTGATGTTCAGATTCTCTGTCTGAATTGTTCGTTCATCAATAAACTGTGATGACTTACCATAGACCATGATGTCTCTGAAGTCATTGAGGAACTGCTGTAGCAGACCTGATTTCAATACAAATATATTCCGTCTTTTCTCATTCAAATCGATTTCATATGCTAGATTTGATATACCATTCTTTACAGCAGTTCCAGACTTAACTACATTAGTTCCAAGACCAGAGTCATAGAATGTATACGAGAATGTTTCATCAACAACTTTTCCTGCTGGAAGAACTATTCTATCTCTAGAATCTTTTATTTCTTTTGTCTTGAAGAATCTTGTATCTGCCAGATTATCACCGTACTTTGCTTCTGCATAGTTATAGATGTCACTATTAGACATTGGCCAATCATGTCTAATGTTGGTGATTCCGGAACAAATGATTACGACCCAATCTAATTCATCACTTCCATACAATTCTTCTGCTACATTATCTGGTCTGAAACCTTCAGGGATTTCATACTTATCAAAGAGAGTGATTTCTTTTTGAATATCCTCTCTGAGTTTGACCCTACGGAATAAGTTTGCAACCTCAACGTAGTCGAGTGATGAGTTCTTTCCAGTTAGAAAAGATGGATATCTGATTATTGGAAACTCTTTGAAATATGCCATTAGAATCCTACTCCTACATCGCTATCTTGATAGTCTTGATCGTAAATTGGTTCAATTTCTTTGAATGATAAATCCATCTGCATTGAAATTGGAGTTGAATCATCATATGTTGCATAGACTCCCTCACCCGTGTAATTAACAGAGACATCAGTTAAGAAGCACTGTTTGAATTTATGCAAGAATGGATGATTTTGTATACCTCTCCTATAACGAAGTTCAAAAATATTTGGTGTCTTAATGAATATTGCATTTCCAGAGAGTGTTTCAGTTCCTACTTTTGGTGCCATATTAGACTTGAAAGTTCTAATGATTAATTTTACTTGCTCTGCTTCTTTGGCATTTCTTGGTGTAAACTTAAATGAGAACCTAAAAGATCTTAAGGTGGGTCCATTAAATAACAACTCCATATTTGGATTGAATATCTGACCTTCAGATCTGGCAAGTAACTCTGCGGCAGAAACATTGCCACCAAGTGCTCCAAGTGCAGATGCAGTTAATGAACTTGTAAGGTATTTTTTACCAGCATCTAGTAGTCCTTTGTTATCCTTTGCTAAATCACCGAGTGCATTTTGTGTGGCAGTAAGACTTCCTTGAACTGCAGTACCAAGATCTTTTGCTTTACCAATTGCACTGCCAGCATCTGTCATTACTTTCATAACTGTTCCTGCAGCAGCACCCACAACCGAGTTCATTTCAGATTCACCATATCTCACAGAACTACCATCTTGAATTTGTGAGGGCATCTGTAAAATAATTGTGCCTCTATCTTTTAATCTCTTTGTTGCTAATCCTTTTGCCGTAAGACCTTTTCTAGCAGTTGATTCACCAATATTTCTAGATCCGGGACCAGCAGCCAAACTACCACCACTTACTTCTTTTGCGCTTTTATATTGAACAATGTCTATCTGCAAATAATCTGTCGTATCTGACAGTGCTTCCATTGGATATCTAAGAACACCAGGTTCACCTTGTGCTACTGGTTTTGCTTTTGCTGCTTCTGGTTTTGGTTTCGCTTTATCGTC